ACAGCGGTGGAGGACTACACCGAGAACTCGTTCTCGGCGACGGACTTCGCCACTATGACGAAGTTGGCAGAACAAAAAATCTACAACACCGTCCAACTGCCGTCACTTCGTAAGAACGTCACCGGCTCGATGACCTCGGGCAACAAGTATCTCCAGGCTCCGTCAGATTTCCTGTCGGTGTTCTCCCTGGCGGTTATCTTGGCCGATGGGTCTTATGAGTATCTGCTCGACAAGGATGTGAACTTCATCCGTCAGGCGTATCCGACCCCGACCAGTACGGGCACGCCCAGGTACTACGCCATCTTTGGCCCGCGCTCAGACAACGAGAATGAACTGACCTTTATTCTTGGCCCGACGCCAAGCGCAAGCCTGTCGGTGGAGTTGCACTATTACTACTACCCAGTTTCCATTGCAGATTCGGTGCTTAATCCTAGCGGTACTTCGTGGCTTGGCGACAACTTTGACTCTGTGCTATTTAATGGCGTGATGGTCGAAGCGGCGCGGTACATGAAGGAAGAGCCGGATGTGGTGCAGAACTACGAGCAGCAGTTTGCTCAGTCTCTGATCCTGTTGAAGCAACTGGGCGATGGCAAGAACCGTCAAGACGCTTACAGGAACGGGCAGGTTAGGGTGAAGGTAGGCTGATGCCAATCGTTCAAACGCAGACCACCTCCTTCAAGAAGGAGTTGTACCAGGGCATCCACGATCTGACGACGGATGTCCTGAAGATTGCTTTGTACACCGGCAACGCAGACCTGAACGAAGACACCACCGTTTACACCACGACGGCAGAGATCACTGGGACTGGGTATGTGTTGGGGGGCAAGACGCTGACCGGCACCACCATTAACAGTTCTGGGTACACGGCCTTTGTGGACTTTGACAATGTGGAGTGGAACCCCGGCGCGTTTACAGCACGGTGTGCCCTGATCTACAACTCCAGTAAAGCCAACCGTTCCATCGCCGTGTTGGACTTCGGGTCAGACAAGACCTCGACGACCACCTTCACCATCGTTATGCCGGTCAACGACGCCAACAGTGCCTTGATCCGGTCTTCCAACTAAGGAGCATCAAATGAGCATCGAAAAGGCCAAGGCCACTGACATCGTTGGCGGTGGATTGATCGCTAACACCGGATCGTCTGAGGGCGCGAAGGCAACGGGCAAGTACACCGTTGAGTGCTACGACAAGGACGGCAATCTCAAGTGGGTTGCTGAGACGCCCAACCTCGTGGTCAACGTCGGTCTTCAGTACATGGCAGGCTCTGCCCTGACCTCGACTTCTCAGATCACCACTTGGTATCTGGGTCTGTATGGCGCGGCTTCTTCCAACAACCCTGCTGCCGGAGACACTATGTCTTCGCACATCGGCTGGACGGAAGTGACTGACTACAGCGAAGCCAACCGTCCGACTGCCACGCTTGCTGCTGCGACGAACGCCAACCCTTCTGTGGTGACCAACACCGCAAGCAAGGCCGTGTTCACGATCAACGGCACGACCACAGTGGGCGGTGCGTTCCTGACCTCCAACAACACCAAGGGTGGCACGACGGGCACGCTGTTCTCAGCGGCTGACTTCTCTGCTCCCGGTGACCGCTCGGTGGTTTCTGGCGACATTCTGAATGTGACGTACACCTTCAGCCTGTCTGCCTAAAGGATGACCCGTGGCCGAAGGCGGATGGGGTTCAGGTACCTGGGGCCAAGCCGGTTGGGGCGCGTCAGTCTATGACCGTGCTCTTGCGGACACGGCCACTGGCGCTGACTCCATCCTCGGCGCGAATGCTTACGACAGGGCTGTAGCAGAGTCCGCATCCGCTGCGGATCAAATCAGTTCATCTCCTGAATACGGGGTAGCGGTTGCTGAGACTGCTGCGGGCGCAGACTCCATTGAGGCTCTTGGCGCGTTTAACCCTGACGTTGCAGAGAGCGCAACAGGAGCAGACCAGACTTCCGCCCTTCAGTCTCACGGTGCGGCGGTTGCTGAAACTGCTTCCGGCGCGGACAGCATCTCGGCTCTTGCCGAGTTTGGCGCTGCTGTAAACGAGACAACAAGCGGGGCGGATCAGGTCAGCGCATCCCCAGAGTATGGGGTCGCTGTAAGCGAGACTGCCTCCGGTCTGGATCAAGTCCTTGCCCTGTTTAACCCCAGCGCGGCGGTCAGTGAAACCGCATCCGGGGCAGATGAAACGGCATCAGCGTTTGCCTTCTACAGCGACGTAGCAGAGACGGCTTCTGGTGCAGACAGCATCAGTGCAAGCCAAGAAATCCAAGGGTCGGTGGCTGAGACTGCCACCGGCGCGGATCAGGTCAGTACAAACCACGACATCCAGAGCGCGGTTACTGAAACCGCGACGGGTGCAGACGCAATTTCTGCGGAAGCACGGTTTTTTGCAGCCATTCAAGAAACTGCAACGGCCACGGATCAAACTTCGGGCCGCAGATACTGGGAAGTCATTGATGACACCCAGACTGCTAATTGGCAGAATATCAACAACGTACAGTCGTCTGGTTGGACGCCTGTAGACACCACACCGTAGGAGCATTAGATGCCCACCTCATACACCTCCCTCCTTGGTCTGGCTCTGCCTGTTACGGGCGAACTGTCCGGCACCTGGGGCGACACGGTCAACGACTACATCACCCAGTATGTAGACGCTGCTGTCGCTGGTGCTCAGACCATCAGCGGTTCGCAGACAGCAGTCACGCTGTCCACCACCAACGGCACGGCTCTGTCTCAAGCAGGCTCGGGTTCGACTGGCTCCGCTCAGTACCAGATCATCAATTGCACGGGCAATCCGGCCAGTGCGCTGACGGTGACGGTGCCGAGCGCGAGCAAGGTCTATCTGGTACTGAACAACACCTCGACCAGCCAGACGGTGACGGTCAAGGGTGCGGCGACGACTGGAGTCACGGTGGCAGCAGCACGGGCCGCGCTGATTGCTTGGAACGGCACCGACTTTGAGTTGGTTGCCACGGACGACATCTCCAAACTCAACGGGGTCTTGGGTACGGCCAATGGCGGTACCGGGCTTTCGTCCTTCACCGCAAACGGTGTTCTGTACGCATCGTCTAGCAGTGCGCTTGCCACAGGGAGTTCGTTCGTGTTTAACGGCACGAATGTGGGCATTGGGACGAGTTCGCCGGGTTCAAAACTGATGGTTGCCGGTAGTTTTTCTAAAAGCACTAGCGACGAGTCTACTTGGGGCGTTCGTGTTCAAGACGAAACCGCAATGGCGGCGGGTGTCGGTGGCGGTTTAGTTTTTACAGGAAACTACACAAGCGGCGGCGCTAAAGCAGCGTTTGCATCTATTTCAGGCACAAAGGTAAATGGAACAACAAGCAATGGGTTGGGTCAGTTAAATTTCTACACAACCAATTCCAGTTCTGTTTTGGTTCAGAACATGGTACTTGACTCCTCCGGCAACCTCGGTCTGGGGGTGACGCCGAGTGCTTGGGGCACGATAAAGGCTCTGGAGTTTAGTTATGGGTCTTTTTCTGCTGATTCGACGGTGGGTACTGAGGTTGTAGGCAACGGCTATTACAACGGTACAAACTGGATTTATCGCGCCACGGGAGCAGCATTCCGATACAACCAAGCCACCGCTGGCCACACTTGGTACAACGCAGCCTCCGGCACCGCAGGAAACACCATTACTTGGGCGCAGGAGTTGCAAATCACCGCCGCAGGCTTCACACAGCCGGTGGCCTACGCGGATACGGTCTCTGCCCTGGGTAACACCGGGACGGCCACGACCATCAACTTGCAGAACGCCAACGTCTTCACTGCCACGCTGACCGGCAACTGCACATTCACGCTGTCCAACCCCATCGCCACGGGCTCGTCTTCGTTCACGTTGATCTTGACGAACGACGGCACTGCCGGTAGAACTGTGGCTTGGGCCGGCGGTAGTTTTGTTTTCCCCGGCGGGGCAGCGTCCCTGTCTCGTACAACCACGGCGAATGCCGTTGACGTTTGGGTTTTCTTCACCCCGAACGGAGGCACGACGTGGTACGGCAATATCGCCATGAAGAACATGATCGCTTAATAGGAGCAGAAAATGGCTTTGACCCCCGAACAGCAAGCGCAGATTGATTTTCAAATCGAGCAGCAAAAGATTGCTGAAGCAGCAGAGGCTTCACGTCGTCAACACGAAAAAGAAATGGAGAATCTTCGGCACCAAAACAATTTGGCCGTAGCCGCCGCACAGGCAGCGGCACAAGTGTCTATTGTTGAAAAACAAACAAAATTAGAATCCGTCCGATTGGCAAAAGAAACCTTAATTGAAAACCGACGGATTAAGCCAGCATCGTCAGCGGCAGACATTACAGGATCGGATATTATTGCTTTTGCAATCACGCTTGAAACGCATGTAAATTCGTAATGCAAGCGTACGAATACTTTCCGTCTATTATATATCGGGATGAACGTCCTGAGTGGGCGGAGTATTTAAAACAAAGTGTACAAAAGCATTATGAATGGGCTGAAAATAACAGGCCAGTTGACCAAAAGGATTGGCCTGTTAGCCAAACAGCAATGATGGCTGAAGACCCAGACTTAAAGTTTTTGTGTGATTATTTGTTGATTGCTTCGAGAGAAATTTTACGCAATCAAGGATACGCAACAGACAGGTACGAGTTTTATATTTCCGGGCTTTGGGGGCAAGACATCAAGTGTCACGGTGCGACCAACATGCACATTCATAAAAACAGTCAAATCTGCGGGTGGTTCTTTTTAGAAACCCCGGAAGGCGGTTCGTATCCAATATACGAAGACCCGCGACTGATGAGTAAGCGTATGGTTGAACTGGATTACGAGCAGGGCGTAGATATTGTTAACGCCACGTCGTACGTACACTTCAATAATGTCGTGCCCGGAACGGTGTTGTTTGCTAACTCTTGGTTAGCGCATCAGTTGGCACCTAGTGCGGCAAAAAACCAAACAAAAACAATTCATTTTATTGTGTCGCACAAAGACAAGGAGCCTGTATGCAGTATGTCTTGACGCCTTACGCTGAAAATCAGGAAGAGTTTGCATGGTGGGAGAATGCGTTTTCTGATGAAGAACTGAACTGGCTTCAGGCTCAGGCAAAAAGTGCCAACCAGAAGGCGCAAGTTGGTGGCGGCGTTGGTGGCGTAGTTAATAACAATATCCGCAGGTCGGAGTTGAATTGGGTAAACAACAGCCAAGAAACAAAGTGGGTGTTTAGTAAACTTGCAGATGTTGTTTCTTCGCTTAATGCCAAGTTTTTTAGATTTGATTTGACAGGGTTTGGTGAGCCCTTACAGTTTACCAACTACGACTCATCAGAGCATGGCATGTATGGGTGGCATATAGATGCGGGAAAAACCGGGCCAAATAGAAAGTTGTCTATTGTTATGCAACTGTCAGACCCATCAGAATATGAGGGTGGAAATCTAGAACTTAAACCTCACGGAGAAGAGGTGTTTAAGATTAAAAAGCAACGCGGGCTTATTGTTGCGTTCCCTTCGTGGACACTGCATCAGGTAACCCCAGTAACTCAGGGCAACCGCCAATCATTAGTTGCATGGATCACAGGGCCAGCGTTCAAATGATACCGTCATACAAAGGATTTATTGGGATTTACGACGATGTATACCCAGATGGGTATTGTGAACATCTTATTGCAGAATTTAATCGTCTTGAAGACGCGGGTGCTGGCGCTAATAGGATTCAATCTGAAGGCGCAAAACGACATATAAAAAACGATCACCAAATTGGAATGGCGTTAAAAGGTCACGATATACATCAGTTTCAAGGTAAAAGTCCGGTAGATATATTTTTTGACGGGCTTCAAGCCTGTTACGAGGACTACACATCTAACTTTTCCTCATTGGCTGATGGCAAAATACGCGCCACTGTGATGAAAATGCAGCGCACTCCTCCCGGGGGAGGGTATCATGTATGGCACAGTGAGCAAGGAAACGGCGATCACGCAAGTCGTGTTCTAGTATATATGCTCTACTTAAATACGATGAGGTCAGAAGAAGCCGGTGAAACCGAGTTCTTGTATCAAAAAGAGCGATACAACCCCACTGCCAACCAGATGCTGCTGTGGCCTGCGTCTTATACGCACACCCATCGCGGCAACGCGGTGTTTGGTGAAAAGTCAAAGTATATCGTGACAGGATGGTTTTACTATGACTGATGCAGAACATTTTGAAAAACACGGTTGCGTGCTTGTCAAAAACTTTGTTGATGAGCAGACAATTGCCGTTGTTTCTCAATACTTTGAAAACAAAATTCGTCGTGGCGAATGGGTTCAAACCACTAAAAATGGTGACCCAACTTCGCGCTATGCCTATTATTCTGATCCGCTGATTGAGGTTTTATTGCAAGCCAGTAAAGAGGCGGTTGAGTATGCAACGGGAAAAGAGTTGATTCCTACATACTCATACTCCCGCGTGTATCAGCCCGGTGAATCTTTGAAGCCCCACGTTGATCGGCCCGCATGCGAAATCAGCGTTACCGTGAATGTTGCAACCAAAGGTGATATTTCCCCAGTTTACACGCAGTATGGGCAAAATGACCCAGAAAAGCACGTGCTGAACCCCGGCGATGCGGTCGTTTACATGGGCTGCGATGTTATGCACTGGCGGCAACCGCTCAAAGACGGTCAGTTGAACGTGCAGTTCATGCTGCACTATGTGGACAAAAACGGTCCCAACGCGGAATACGCAAAAGACAAGCGCGTAGACTACGGCTTTAACTCAGACGCAAGGAGCCAATAATGCCAGCAGGAACTCCTAAAATTGCATTGTTTGGCCGCTCTTTAGTTCCTGGCGGTACGCAAACATTTAACTCCCCTGGGACATTTACGGTCCCGGTTGGTGTATCTCGCGTTTCTATTACTGGGAAAGGCGCTACGGGCGCTGCTGGAAATTCTGGAAATCCCGGGAATCCTGGCGGCACGGGTAACGCGGGCAACGCAGGAAACGCTGGCTCTGGTGGTGCGGGTGGAGTGGCAGGTCTTGCTTGGAGAATTTTTTACAACAATCCATGTGCGGTAATAAATACCAATTTTTTGGTTTACCCAGGGTCTCAAAATATGGGTCTGGGCGGGGCTGGTGGTGGCGGGGCGGCTTCTGGAAACACCAATGGTGACACATACAGTTGCGGCGCTTTTTTTAGAATACCCGGGCAAACTTATGCCAATCGTTTAAATGCTGTTGCGCCGTATAAAGCAAATGCATCATCGTCTGGTAATTCAGGATCATCTGGAAGTTCAGGAACTGTTGGCGCAAGTGGGAATCCCGGAAGCGCAGGAAACCCTGGAGCAACTGGAGCCTCGTCATCTGGCCTTAGCCAAAATTTTGCAGGTGGAGCGGGTGGCAATGGTGGCAACGCTGGAAACGGTGGAACCGGCGGGGCAGGCGGTAGTGCTGGAACCGGGGGTTCTGGCGGGGGGGCCGGAGGACTAGGTGGCTGCTCTTCTCAAGAATATAATTTAGGAAATGACACAGATATTTATTCATACGGTAACGGTGGCTCTGGAGGTTCATCCGGTGGCGGAACAGGATATAACTCAAATTCTAGATGCGCGCCTTTTGGCGGAGCACGGGGTCAGGGCGGAGGAGGCGCAGGCTCAGTAAATTCGGGATCATCATTTCCCTCGGGAAGCCCTCCTTTATTTAAGGCGCCCGGAGGGACATGCGGGGGTGGTTCTGGAGGAACTGCTAATGTTGCGTTTTGCACTCCAAGAAACCCTTGTAACTCTGGTGGTGCAGCAAATAATCCCCGCGCAGGGGGTGGTGGTGGGGCTGTTCGGTTATGGGACTTTGGTGCTGCGGCAGGTGGCGGTGGTGGTCGCGGTGGCGCTGGCAATCCAGGGAACCCCGGTTCCGCCGGTAATTCAGGAAATGCTGGAGGTGCTGGAAATCCTGGCTCTGCCGCAACCCCATCTACAGTAAACTGTGTTTCAGTTACTCCCGGATCGCCTTATCCTATTACGGTAGGTAGCCCAGGGGGGCAAATTGTTATCTCGTGGAATCCGCAATGACAAAAGAAGAGTTGCAAGCAAAGATTGATCAACTGGAGGCCGAGCGGGTTCTTAGGGACAAGCAAGCATCCAGTTCAAGAGCAAGGTCGATTTCTGTTGGTACTGCATTTGGAGGAACAACAGAAGTTAGCATGCGCGCTGACGACGGAGCATCATTGTGGTGTTTCATGCAGCCTGTTGAAGTGATAGAACTCATACATCAACTTGCAGCCAATGTTGGTTGTCATATTGCTCTTAAACCGCGCGATGATTTTTCCAGTTGGCGAGAATGGCGCGTAAGCGAGGCAGAAAAAAAGCATTTAAATGGATGGGCACCGTTTGTAAATGATATGGCAGTTTTTCAGCAACTTGGCGCAAAAGGGTTTGACCAAGAAAAAGCCGAACAGGTTGTTGCTTTTGATCTTGCACAAAAAGAATATGAGTATGTAAACGGCGGCGCACGTATAAAGGGGCAAAAAAATGAAACTGTGGCAGTTGAAAAACCTAAAAACCGGCGCAGAACTAAACGAACCTCAACCGCTGCCTGAAAATTGGGCGTCAATTTTTGGGATGTCCGGCATTGCAGATAGGCTTGGCAACCTTGATTGGCTTGGCCCAGACTATGTTGATCAGGGATGGGTTGTGGTTGGCGAAGCGCCGGAGCCTGTGGAACCTGTGGGGCCAACTGCGGCAGAGATTGCTGTTGAGCAGGCTCAGGCAGAGTTGCGGGACAGCACATGGACCATGCTTGACGACGCGCCTTTGACTGTTGAACAAAAAGCGGCTTGGGTTGAGTACCGCCGAGCGTTGAGGGATATAGAAAACCAACCTGGGTTCCCTGACGCCGTTCAGTGGCCGGTTCGCCCTGAGTGAACAAGTACACGATCCGGTTCAACAAGTCACGAGGACAACCGGGTCGTGGCTCCATGCTCCATGTCTGGCGGGTGTTTGAGGACGGGCGGGAGATTCTCGCCAAGCACGTCAGGATCGAAACCCGGTCGTGGACGGAGTTGGATGAGAACGGTCAGGACTACAACATCGCGTGCCGTGGGCACATGATGTTCTTTGAGGACACCGACACGGTGGTGATCACGGAGTAAATCATGGCATGGTCAGACGTACTCAAGGCAGTCATCCCCATCGTGGTGGCTGCGCTTGCTTGGCTACTCGGTCAAGTGGCATCCTTCTCTGAGCGTCTGACCAAGATCGAGGGGCAGATGCCTGCCCTCATCACCAAGGAAGGCGTGCCAACGGACAGCCCGATCAGCGCAGAGCGTCGGGCGATCCTGAAAGAGCAACTGATGACGCACATCAACGACCTTCAGGTCAAGGTCAGGCTGCTTGAAGAACGCGAACGCATCGCCAAGGGGAACAAGTAGTGTATGGAGCCGATCACTGGCATTCTCGCGGCAGTCTCAGCGGCGAATGCTGCGTTCG